CGGCGCGGTGCGCGTCGCGGTGGACGGCGCGGTGGACGGCGCGGTGGGCGACGCGGTGGACGGCGCCCGAAACGCGATCCTCAACCAGTGGTACTACAGGCTCGGTGGCCAGTGGTGGGTGTCCTGGCAGGCCTGGACCTCGTTCTTCCGCGAGGTGTGCGGCCTCGACCTACCTGGTGACCTGTGGGACCGCGACAAGGCCTACGCCGACGCCCAGTCGTCGGCTGGCTGGTGGTGGCCGCACCGCCGTTTCACCATGGTCTGCGACCGGCCGCGCGTGCTGCACCTGGAACAGGTCGGGCCGGCCGGCTGGGGTTCGCACCGCCTGCACTGCGCTGACGGCCCGGCGATCGCATGGTCCAGCGGCTGGGGCCTGCACTACTGGCACGGCACCCGCGTCCCCGCGGACCTGATCGAGGGCGACGGGTGGTCCACCGAGCGGATCCTGCGGGAGGAAAACCAAGAGGTGCGCCGGTGCGCGATCGAACGCATCGGGTGGGACGTGTTCATCGACCGGGCCGGTCTGCGACCGGTCGGCGCGTCCGTGCCCGACCCTGGTAACGAGGGCAACAACTTGTGCCTCTACGACGTGCCTGAACAGATTTATGACGAACCGGTCCGGGTGTTGTTGTGCACCAACGGGTCTCCCGAGCGGGACGGCACACGCCGCCGGTTCGGGCTGACGGTGCCGGCTGAGATCTCCGATCCGATCGTCGCGGCGGCGTGGACCTACGACTGGCCTGTCGCCGCGTACCGCCAGCTTGCCCGGCGCGCGTGAGCGCCGGGTATTTCCCAACAATAGAAGGAGATACCAAAGTGCGAACGGTTGCTCAACTCATCGCCGCCACGGGTGTCGAGGTGCTGGAGTACCTCGACCGGCAGGCGAGCGTCCCGGTGCTGCGGCAGCCGCAGATCCAGGGCGACATCTCGATTCTGCCGGTCACCACGAAGGCGGCGACGCGGCCGATCCCGCAGGGCGGTGTGGTCGTGGCGACCGGTCGCGGTGGCCACGACCACCGGCTGATGCCCGGGGGGTTTTTCGATGTGGCGCCGGTCCGTTCGGGTTCGCTGCGGATCGGGACGCTGACTGTGCCGGAGGCCGGCGAGGTGTTCATGGCGCATGACGAGCACGGGTTTATGGGGTTCGGTCCGGGGACGTATGCGATCGGGCGGCAGCGTGAGCAGGCCGATGTGATCCGCGAGGTCGCGGACTAGTCCCGTCTTGGTGGTCCGGCTGGTCTTCCCTACCAGCCGGACCACCCCAGCCCCACGCCTGAGGAGTGTCCGTGCAGATCGAGTGGTCCGGTGTCGACGGTGTGGCCCGTCGCGGCGAGGTGTGGTGTCCCGGTCCGTCTGCGGACAGCGTGTGGGTGATCACCGACGAACCGTCGGAGGGTGAGGGCCGCGCGGTGTGCGTCGGCCTGGATGGCCAGCAGACCGCGCTACAAGCCCAGTGGTCACAGCAGGAGCACCACGACCTTGTCGCTCTGAAGCTTCCGGCGGCAGCGATGCTGTCGGCCCTCACCGGGCGCGGCGGCCAGTTGCGGGCGCGGATCCACCTACACGACCTGTCCTGAGAGGACACAGCATGACCGTCCGCATCCCCACGCACGAACTGGTCGGGCTGCTCACCGACCTGTCCCTCACCGCCGCAGACACCGCCGACAGCGGCGCGACCGCCGGGATCCTGCTGCACACCGTCCGCGGCTACGACGGCGATGCACCCGGCAAGACGGACCTGCTCGTCGGCACGTCCACCAACCGCTTCACGGTCGGGCACAGCCACATGGTGTGCGCTGGCCAGATCGATCCGATGCTGTGGCTCATCGGTGACGTCAAAGCCGTCCTCGCCGTGCTCAAACCGCTGGGCAAGGACAAGGACCACGCGGTCGAGATCGGTGTCGAGGATGGGAAGATCGCGGTCGCTGAGGACCCGGACCTGTTCGGTGACCGACTGAAGGTGACGTTCGCGGCCGGAGATCCGGGCGAGTTTCCGCATGCGGCGATTTGGGCTGTTCTGTCGCAGATTCAGATGTCGCCGAGCGCGACTGTCGGCGCGGACAGCGAGACCAAAGCGGCGCCGGCCGTGGCGGCGCGCACGGACTTCACGGCTGCCTATCTGAAGCCGATGTTGACGATCGCGGCCCGTCGTGGCGCGTTGGTGCAGGTGTTTCGGTATCACCAGCATTTGCCGGTGCATGTGCAGATCGGTGATGCGTATCGGGGTGTGGTGTTGCCGTTTGCTTGGCGGGACGAGGACAGGGCCGCTGGTGTGGCGCCGTCTGGTGACGTGTACCCGCTGGCGGTGCAGTGATGCCTTGGCGCGCACCCGCTACCGGCGGCACGAGCGCCCGGAAACTGACGGCGGAGTCGGTGGCGGAGATCCGGTCCCGCTGGGCGGCTGGCGGTGTCGAGCAGCGGCAGCTCGCCACCGAATACGGAGTGAGTTGCGGCCTGGTCACTGCGATCGTGCGCGGAGTCATCTGGAAGGAGGCATCCGGTCCGATCATGCCGCCCCGGCATCGGTCGGGTGTGCCGCACATCAAGGCGCGGCTGCCGGCTGAGATGGGTCCGTGTGTGGCATGCGGTCGCCAGCGGGTCAGGATTCGCGACTGGCGGGAAGATCCGGACGGGTGGCGAGCGCGTGGTTGCGTCAAGAACAACAGCCACGATCGGTGCAGCTCGTGCGCAGACAAGGCGCGTCGCGGTGACGTGAGCGTCGTGCGGCGGCGCGTGGTGGCGCCTCGGGTGGCTCGCCGTCCGGAACCGGTTGTGGTGAAGCAGCCGCTGCGCAAGCCGGTTCGCCGCCCGAGGCGGGCGCCGTTGTCGCCTGGCGAGTTGGTGCGGCTGCGGGCGCTGGTCGGGCTGCCAGCCGTGTTGCCAGAGGAGTTGGCGTCGTGACCGCCCTGGCTGTTGCCCGGCACGACGGGACACCGGGCACCCTGCGGTCAGGCTCACTGTTCTCCGGCGTGGCTGGCCTGGACCATGCCGCCGCTGAGGTGTTCGGCGCGGAGCCAGCCTGGTTCTGCGACAACGACCCGGCGGCGCAGAAGGTGCTCATTCACCGCTACCCAGGTACGCCAGTGCTCGGAGACATCACCACGGTCGACTGGGACCAGGTCGAGCCGGTCGACCTCGTCACCGCAGGCTGGCCGTGTCAGCCGTGGTCGACGGCCGGACGACGAAGGGGCATTGAGGATGAGCGGGCACTCTGGCCGGAGGTGGCCCGTGCCCTTCGCGCACTACGACCCGGAGTTATTGCACTGGAGAACGTGGCTCGAATCGTTGCCGCTGGGGAACTTGAACGAGTCGCGGATATGTTGGCCGCTCTCCGGTATCGGTTCTGCTGGACTGTGCTGGGGGCTGACGAGGTCGGCGGATGCCATCGCCGCAATCGGTGTTTCATCGTCGCTGTTGCCGACACCCCGCGCGACGGACGGCACGAAGGGCGGCACGAAGGGCGGCCCGAACCAGCGCGGCTCCAGCGGGGACCTGATGCTGCCTTCGGCGGTGGCGAAACTCTTGCCGACTCCGCAGGCACACGACGGCCGGGACACCTCGCCGGTGCTCCCGTCGATGGAGACGGCGCGGCTGCGGGTGTCGCAGGGCAAGTCCAACCTGGAGGACTCGATCGCGCTGCTGCCGACACCGAGAGCGGCCGACCGGCACGCGACGATGGGAGCACCCGGAGCGGCCCGGCACGTAGCGGCGGGGAACGGGTCACTCGTGGAAACGCTGGGTGTCCACCTTCTGCCTACTCCGACCGCACGGGATTGGAAGGGCGAGAACCAACGCCGGGACAGGAGCTGCCTGCCGGGGGCACTGCCTGGGGGATCTACACCGCCGCCATCCGACGGTGGGAACGCGTCATCGGACGGTCAGCTCCTGTTCCCCGGGTGGCCGGACCCCAAGGTGGACTGAAACTCAACCCGGCGCTTCCCGAGTTCATGCAGGGCTTCCCAGCCGGCTGGATCACCGACGTGCCCGGCGTGACGGTGAACGACGCGTTGCGGCTGGCGGGGAACTCGGTCAACCCGATTCAGGCTGTCGCGGCGCTGCGCTGGTGTGCGGCTCAACTCATCGAGCGTGCAGCGTGACCGCGGGCATGGCTACGGCGCCCGACGTGGTGTCCGGGCGCCGCAAGGTAGAGAGGTCAGTCCTCGTCCGGACGCTTCGGCAGCTTGGCGCCCGGCTCGCGCACGTACCAAGCCAGCAGCTCGTTGACCACCTTGGCCCGGTCCATGCCGGCGCGGGCCGCAGCGAGCGCGGCAGCCGCCCAGCGGTCATCCGGGATGCGGACGCTGCGGTGCTGGGTCTTGGGCTGGTCGGGCACGTGGTCAGGGTAGCTGGTGTACGTACAGAAAGTCTACCGGAACCCTTGTGGTGTACGTACACCTTGCGATACGGTGTACGTACACCCCGAAGGACGGAGCAGCCGAAATGACCGTCACCGCCAAACCCCACAACCCCACTACCACCGACCCGTTCGCCCTGATCCCCGCAGCCGACGGCTACGACTGGGAACAGCCCGAGCAGGACACGCCGCCGGCACCGGTTGTGCCTGCCCAGCAGACCCGCACCCTCACCCAGATCGTGGACTGCCCCGCGTGCGTGTGGTCCGACTTCGGGGCCCGCGACGACCTGGACGGCGACTTCGTCCGCGAGTGGTCGTTCGCGCTGCACAGTGCCGGCACCGAGGTCGTGCGCCCGCACCTGGTGCAGGCGTGGCGTCGGCGCGGCTACCACGCCGAGCTGGTGTGCCACCACCTCCACACCGCGCTGGGTGAGATCTCGGCGCCGACCGAGGTGTGCCACCAGGTGTGGCAGGAAGCGGTGGACGCCGTGTCGGGTGTCGAGTTGGTGTTCGCGGCCGGTCTGGTCGACGAGCACGCCGCCTGGGGTGACCGGTGATGACCGCACCCGACGAGCTCACCGGCGAACGGTGGGCAATCACCGAACCCGGCGTGTACGAAATGGACGACGCCGACTACCACCGCGACCCCGTCGCCAGCGGCTCACTCTCCTCCACCGGCGCCCGCCGCCTCCTCGCCCCGTCGTGCCCGGCGAAGTTTAGGTGGCACCAGCAGCACCCCGAAATCAAGACGGAGTACGACTTCGGGCACGCCGCCCACCGCGCCGTCCTCGGGATCGGCGCCGAGATCGCCGTGTTCGGCTACGACTCGTGGCGCACCAACGCCGCCAAAGCCGACAAGGCCGCCGCCCGCGAGGCTGGGCTGGTGCCGATGCTCGAACCGGACGCCGACGTCGTCACCGCCATGGCCGATGCCCTGCGCGCGCACCACGTCGCCGGCCGCCTGTTCCAGCCAGGGCGCGGCACGGCCGAACGCACCCTGGTGTGGCCCGACCACGCCACCGGTCTGATGCGACGGGCACGCCTGGACTGGATCACCGGCGGCGGCGACCGGAAACTGATCATCGCCGACTACAAGACGTGCGACCGGGCCGACCCGGCATCGTGCGCCCGGTCGATCTTCACCTACGGGTATCACGCGCAGGGCGACTGGTACCGCGACGGCGCGTTCGAGCTTGGCCTGGCCGGCGCGCTCGGGATCGGGTTCGTGCTGGTGTTCCAAGAGAAAACCGCGCCGTACGTGGTGACCGTGGTCGAACCGGACGACGAAGCACTGCTGTGGGGCAGCGTCCTGAACACCAAGGCCATCGACGTGTACCGGCGTTGCGTGGCGACTGACACGTGGCCCGGCTACTCCATCCCCGGCCACCCCGGGACCACCGACACCGACCTGATGCTGGCCGGGCTGCCGCCCTACGCCATCACCGGCTACGAACGTGCCCGCGAACGCGGCGACTACGACACCGAGGGGATCAGCATCCGATGAGCACCAACGAGATCGCCGTACCAGCCGCCACCGCGCAACCCGACCGGGTCGGCCAAGCCACCGCCGTCGAACAGTCCCGGGCCGTCGCCGAAGTCCAAGGTGCCATCCTGGTGGCGCAGCGCTGCCCGCGCAGTGTCCCGGCCGCTATCGCCGCGATGGAAGAATCCTGCGCGCAGAAGGGTCTCGCCGACCGCGCGTTCTTCTCCGTGCCCCGCTCCGGAAAACCAGTCACCGGCGCGACAGTCCACCTAGCCCGCGAACTCGCCCGGGTATGGGGCAATATCCAATATGGGGTGTCGGAGATGCGCCGCGACGATGCCCACGGCCAGTCCGAGATGAAAGCGTTCGCGTGGGACGTCCAGACCAACACCCGCGTCGAAACCACGTTCGTCGTACCGCACATCCGCGACCGCAAAGCCGAATCCGGTGGCCCCGTGCGGCTGACCAGCATGGACGACATCTACATGTCCAACGCCAACGCCGGCGCCCGCCGGGTCCGCGAATGCATCTTCTCCATCATGCCGCCGTGGTTCGTTGAGCAGGCCAAGGACTTGTGTCAGCGGACGCTGGAACATGGTGGCGGTGTGCCGTTGCCGCAGCGGATCTCGTCGATCATCAAGGCGTTCGACGACCTCGATGTGACCGTGGATCAGTTGGAACGTCGGATCGGGCGCCCGAACGCGAAGTGGACCGCGCGGGACGTGGGCCAGTTGACGATCATCGGTGGCTCGCTGAAACGCGGCGAGGTCCGCAAGGAGGAGGAGTTCCCGCCCGAGCGGGTATCGGTGGCCGACCTCGGTGAGGCACCGGAACCGGGCGCCGCGAAGGTGAACGGCGAACAGCCAGCGCCGACCAAGGCGCAACTCGCTCGCATGCACGCCACCCTCAACGACTGTGGTGTCGACGAAACCGGCCGGCACGCCACCCTCGGCCTACTCGCCGGCCGCCCGATCACCTCGGCGAGTCAGCTCACCCGCGCCGAGGTCCTCGCAACCATCGAGGTGCTCGACCGGTGCGCCAAGGCCGACGAACCCGTCCGCGCGCTCGACCACTACCTCGCCAACCTCGACCAGGAAACGACCGCGAAGGGCGGCGCGGCATGACCGAGCTACGCGACCAGATCGCCGACGCCATCGCGAAGGCCCGCTTCTCCGCCGAGCCGCACGAACTCACCATCCCGGCCACGTATCTGCTGGACCGGGAAACCGACGCCGTGATGGACGCCGTGGCGCCACTCGTCGAGCAGCTCCGCGCGCTGAACCAACGGATCGCCCGCCCTCGTCCGCTACCGCGACCAGTACCGGCAGGACAGCATCGCCCTCGCTATCGTCGACCGAACGGAGTTCATCTGATGGCCGGCGCCGCAACGAAAGCCGTCTACCGCGCCATCTGGCACAGCGACTACGACGTTGACGTCACCCTGAAGGGACGCACCGCCGCGCACCAACTCGCCGACGAGATGGCTACTGCCCTGTCCGCTGCCGGCCTGCTCGCAGGGCCACCGGCCTGGCATGTCGGCCAGGACATCGAATGGAACCCGTGCGAAGACGTGTGGCGCCCTGGGTTCATCGCCGACCTGGACCTGGCCGTGATCGTGCTGCACGAGAACGACCAGTACCTCACCGTCGGAACGCAATACATCCGGCCGCGCATCGCCGCACCCGACGTCGCGCCGAACGTCGCGGCCGAGTCGCGTGAGGAACCCGTCGGCCACGGCGCCGACGGAGTCGCCCTCATCGCGCTCGAACGGCAACGCCAGATCGCCAAGGGCTGGACCGCCGAACACGACGACCGGCACCCCGGCGACCAACTCGTGCAGGCCGCCATGTTCTACGCCGACGAGTCAGCCTCAGCCACCGACTGGCCGTGGGACACGCTCCCCACACGCGGCACCCGCATCCGGGACCTCGAACGCGCCGGCGCGCTCATCGCTGCCGAGATCGACCGACTACACCGCGCGGCAGGCCGGCCATGACCGACCAGCTCGCGCTCGACGAAGCCGCCGGGTGCCCCGGCGGCCATCGGGCGCTGCTCGACGTGTTCGTACCCGGCCGCCCCGCACCCCAAGGCTCGAAACGCCACGTCGGCAAGGGAATCATGATCGAGATGTCGAAACACGTCGCGCCGTGGCGCACCGACATCCGCGAGGCCGTGATCGCCGCCCGGAAGGCATACCACGCCGCCACCATCGCCAGCTTCACCGCCGGCGCCCCGGCGGCCGGCCCGATGCTGGTGCGGCTGGAGTTCGTCATGCCCCGCCCCGCCGGCACACCGAAACGCCGCACACCGGCCGCCGTGAAACGGCCGGACTGCGACAAGCTCGCCCGCGCTGTCCTGGACGCTGTCGGCTCCGCCGGGTGTGTGTGGGTCGACGACTCGCAGGTGGTCGACCTGCACGCCACCAAGAGGATCGCCGAACCCGGCGAGGCACCCGGTTGCCGCATCACCATCCACACACCCGCGAGCCAGCCATGAAGCCGATCTTCGTCGCCATCCCGCGCGGGCACGGCCTCATCCTGCACCTGCACTCACCCGGCTACCGGCCAGGGCCCAAACCGCGAGGCATCGGCGACTCGGCCGCGCTGTGCAACTACAGCATCCACGGCGACCCGCTCGTGCCGCTGCGCGACGGCCTGCACCTCAAACCCACCGGCACGGATCCGCGCCCGGCGTGGCGCTGGTGCCGCTCCTGCATCGGACACGCCGTCGCCATCGCCGGCCTCGACCAGGAAGTTCTGACCTGGATCGCGACAGGGACGGAGAAGCCATGACCGCGATCCGCACCATCCGCCTCGAATACCACCCCGGCCGCTGGCACCGCGACGGCCACACCAAAACCTGCCGGCACTGCGGCGACACCTACCGCCGACCCGCCAACCAATCCAGCAACGACTGGAACCGCCGCCTCTACTGCTCCATGTCCTGCGCCTCAACAGCCAGCGCGCCCGCCCGCCTCGCCGGCCGCGGACGCACACCCCGCGCCGAACCGGTCGCCACCGTCCCCGCACCCACTGATTCGACCTGGCTCGACCACGCTGCCTGCCGAGACGCCAGCGACACGGACCGGTTCGTGCCCGACAACCCCGGCGCGCACTGGCGGCCACCACCCGAATGCGGCCGCTGCCCCGTCCGAGCCGAATGCCTCGCCTACGGGCTCGCCACCAAAAGCATCGGCGTGTGGGGCGGCCAATACCTGCGCGGCGCCTGGCGCAAGAAAGGAGCCGCCAAGTGACACAGACGCTCGCCGTGCCGCAGCCGACCGCCTGACCATTCACACCACCACGAGAGGAGCGGCCATGGCTGACTTCCGCGTCGACGACACCGCGCCGGACCACCCCAAGATGCGCGCCGCCGGCATCGCCGCGCTCGGCCTGTGGTCCATGGCAGGCGCCTTCAGCATGCGCCCAGACATCCTCTCCGACGGCTGGGTCCCCACCTACTGGGTCCTCGGCTGGGACGGCGGGAAACGCGCCGCCGCCATGCTCGTCCGGGTCGGACTGTGGATGCCCGAGACCCGCAACGGCATCGCCGGCTACCGGTTCCACGACTTCCTCAACTACCAACGCGCCGCCGAGAAGATCGTCGGCGACCGCCAGTCGGCCCGCCAACGCATGGCGACCCTGCGCGCCAGTCTCCACAGTGGCCGTTCCCCTGATGTTCGCGCGAACACACAGCGAACAACCACCGCAACACTCCCCGAACGTGCCGCCGAACCTGCACCGAACTTCAACGGAAGTTCGGTGACTTCCCTTCTCCCTACCCCCGTAGGGGGTAGCTATGGGGGGGATCGTCCGGTAAGTAACCGCGCGCGAGAGCAACGCCCCCCCGAAAAATGCCCGAAACACATCAACGACCCCGACCCACCCAACTGCGGCAACTGCGCTGACCAGCGGCGCACCGCCGAAACGTGGGACCACCAACACCACCTCGACCAGCGCCTCGCCATCCGGGCCTGCGGTTTGTGCGACGGCGACGGCTGGCGCTGGATCAACCCCGCCCGCCGCTCCCTCGGCCCCCGATCCGGGCCCGACGCCCGCTGCGACCACACCCGAGAACAGGTGACCACATGACCGTCCACGTCGAACAGCCGATGCCAATCCTGAACGACCGCACGTCGATCCAGTCCCTCGTCCGGGCCGACCTCGACGCGCGCGAACAGGTCGGCATCCAGCGCTACGGCACCCCGCTCCAACCGCACAACGGGCGCGACGCGCTCCGTGACGCCTACGAAGAAGCGCTCGACCTCGCCTGTTACCTCAAGCAAGCCATGGTCGAACGCGACAGCGCGAGGCTGCCGTGATCGCCCGCATCGACACCGACCTCCCCGGCAACGACCGAGCCCGCGCGTGGCTCAGCGTCGACGCCATCGTCGTCGAACACGCCGGGATCTACACCGTCGCCACCCGCGCCCACGTCGACCGCCACCAGCTCGCCGAAATGGCCGCCGTCCTCACCGAAGCCAGCCAGCCATGAACCTCGACCAAGACGCCGTCACCGCCTGCGCCGACCTCGTCGGCCGCACCGGCGCCACCAACTTCACGATCGGCTACCTCCACGACGACGTACCGCCCGACCAGGCCGCCTGGTACGCCCACGCCCAGTTCCGAGGCGCCCGGATCACCATCGATGACCAACCCGGTCCTGTCGAAGCCGCCGACGCACTGTGCCGGAGACTCCTGGACGGCGCGAAATGCCGCTGCGGACGCCTCGTCACCCTGTCCGACAGCGGAGCCGTCGCCTACGACAGCACCATGGCCGACGGGTCCACCTGGACCGTCGAGCAGGCACGCCGGGCCGGCCAATGCCGGTGGCGACGTATCGGAGCCCGGTGGGAACCGAACTGCCCCACACCGCCCGGCCGGACGAAGTCGAGACGCCGATGACGCGCCCCACATACGTGCCCGCCCCCGTCGGCGACGACCTCGCCGCCCAAGACGCCGCCCTCGACGTGGCGTGTCCACGATGCCAAGCCACCCGCGACACCTACTGCGTCAACGAGAAAACCGGACTACACCTACACAACCGAGTCAGCCACTGGCAGAGAGTCAAAACCGCACAGGAGACCCCGACACCATGACCCAGCCGGCAACCACGACCACCGCGCCGAACCCGCCCCCCGGCGACGCGGCCGACGACGTCATCACCACCGCTTTGGTCGCCGCCATCCTCGCCCACTGGGCACACCACAAAATCCGGGACCTACTCAAAAAACTCCACCGCATCCACCCCGACACCATCGACTGGATGCTCAACCACACCCTCTTCGCGAAACTCCTCACCATGGACAACCACACCCCCACCGACCCCATCCTCGCCGCCGCCCGCCACCGCAACATCCAACGCCGCGCCGCCTACGCAGTCGCCGCCACACGCCGCATGGACACCGCACTCGACACCCACCACCTACCCACCATCCGCGCCGCCTGGACCCAAGAACTCGACCACATGGGCGCGCACCTCGCCGCGAACCACGCCCGCAACGAAGCCGCCATCGAAGTAGCCCGACGCTGGAAACACGCCGGCCACCCCGCGCTCATGGGCTGGCTCGCCATCGACGACACCCGCACCAGCCCAGAATGCCGGGAAGCGTCCGGCCGGAACTTCGACCCCACCACCGTCCCCGCCATCGGCTACCCCGGATCCGTCCACCCCCACTGCCGATGCATCCCAGTCGCAGCCTGGAACACCGACGCCCGAGTCGAAGACCTCGCGGACGCACGCATGATGTTCGACGGCGTGATCAACTAGGCCCGTGACCTACAGTTAAATCGAGAGGTGAAGGACCATGGACCGGTCAGGCCGGGGACCCAAGGGCCGATTCGTACGCACCGCAGACACCGCCGAGCGAGACGCAGAAGCGGCCCGGTTGCGTGCCCGTGGCCAGTCCTACCGGGCGATCGCGGCCGAGCTCGGGTACGTCGACCACGCCGGTGCCCGCAAGGCCGTCCAGCGCGCGCTGGTGGCCATCGTGGCCGAACCGGCCGAGGAGGTCCGGGCGCTCCAGTTGGAGCAGCTCGACCGGCTGGCCCTGGCCGCGCTGGGGGTGCTGGAGCGCAACCACGTCACCGTCTCGCACGGCCGGATCATCCGGGACGACAACGAACAACCGATCCTGGACGACGGCCCGGTGCTGACCGCGATCGACCGGCTGCTGAAGATCCAGGAGCGGCGGGCGAAACTCTTGGGTCTGGACGCGCCGGCCCGGCATGAGGTGGTGACCTTGGATGCTCTCGACGACGAGATCGAGCGGCTCACCGCAGAGCTTGGCCGAACTGCGCCTAGCGAAACTCCAGCAGTTGCGGGACCTGCGGGCGCAGAAGCGTAAGCGGGACGGCGCAGGCCGGGAGGAGCCGCTGGGCCAGATGACGGCCCGCCTGGACCCGACCACGGTCCAAACCCCCGCGTTGGACCTGCTCGACGCGAAACTCTGCGCTGTCGCCGATGGGCAGGTGAGCCGGCTGATCTGGTCGATGCCACCGCAGGAAGGCAAGTCGGAGCGGGTGTCTCGCCGGTTCCCGGCGTGGATGCTGCGCCGCGACCCCGACCTGCGCATCGCCATCGCCAGCTACGAACAGCGGGTCGCGACCCGGTGGGGGCGGGCGATCCGTAACGACCTGATCGAACACCCCGACCTCGGGTTGACCGTCCGCCGCGACACGGCGGCCGCGCACGAATGGCAGTTGGACGGGCACCGCGGCGGCGTCTACTCGGTGGGTATCGGCGGTGCGTTGACCGGGCGCCCGGTGGATCTGCTGGTCATCGACGACCCGGTGAAGGGCCGCGCTGAGGCCGACTCGGAGGTGTATCGGGAGGCGTGCTGGGACTGGTGGACCAACGTCGCCCGCACCCGCCTCGCCCCAGGCGCGCCGGTGGTGTTGATCCTGACCCGCTGGCACGAAGACGACCTCGCCGGCCGGCTGGAGGCCACGGACCGGGGATGGGAGCTGGTGAACGTCCCCGCGCTGGCCGACACCGACACAGACCCGCTCGACCGGGCACCAGGCGAGTTCCTGGTGTCCGCGCGGGGCCGCACCGCACAGGACTGGCTGGATATTCGCAGCGACGTGGGCGAGCGCGTGTGGGGCGCGCTGTATCAGGGGCGGCCGTCACCAGCGGAGGGGGCGCTGTTGAAGCGGGGTTGGTGGCGGTACTACCCGGCGCCGATGTGGCGGGAGCAACCGGACGGGTCGATGCGGGTGCACGACGCGGACCGGGTGATCGCGTCGTGGGACATGACGTTCAAGGACACCCGGGCATCCGACTATGTGGTCGGCGGGGTGTGGGCGTTGAAGGGCGCGAACGCGTATCTGTTGGATGTGGTGCGGGACCGGATGGACTTTCCGACCACGTGTCGGGCGGTGCAGGCGTTGGCGGCGAAGTGGCCGCAGGCGTCCGCGAAGTTGGTTGAGGACAAGGCGAACGGGTCGGCGGTGATCGCGCAGTTGAAGTCGGTGGTGGCGGGGTTGGTTGCGGTGAACCCGACCGAGTCGAAGGAGGCCCGCGCGTCGGCGGTGTCGCCGTACGTGGAGGCCGGGAACGTGTGGCTGCCCGCGCCGGCGCTGGCGCCGTGGGTGGCTGGGTTCGTGGAGGAGTGCAGCGCGTTTCCGAACGGCACGCACGATGACCAGGTGGACATGGCGACACAGGCGTTGGCGCGCCTGATGTTGAAGGGTGTGCCCCGGATTCGGAGTTTCAACGTGTCACCGCGTGTTCCGCTGGGAGGATGAGGGTATGGCGACGAGTGAACAGTTGCGGGTCGAGTTGGTGGCGGTGTTGGTGCGGTATCGGCGGCGGATCAGTGACCGTGGTGGCGTGGTGCCGGAGGCGTGTGTGGGGGAGCTGGTGGCGGTCGCGGAGCGGCACACCGCCGGGTGGGCGCCGGATCCGGCGCCTGTGGCGGTGAAGCCACCGGTGCCGGGGCCCGGCCGCCGGCAGGTACGGCGCCCCGCCGAGCATCCGGCCTGACCGCCGATAAGTGGGTGTTATCGGAGGTCAGGTAGTCAGTAGGTGGCGACCCACCACACAGTGAACACGAGTGCGGCCACCACGGCCACGCCCCAATAGATCACCGTGAACCGGACCCAACCATCCAACTGTCGCCACCAGTTCATCGCGACTGGTCCCCCGCCGCGCGGTAGCCGTCGCTCCACGGGTCGGTCGGAACCTCGACACCCAACAGCCGGCCAATCGTGAGGGTCGTCCGGCACGGCCACTCACCCGAATCGTCCGGGCCGCCGTCGCAGCCCTGGCACCAACGCCCGTCGTCGGACGGCCGGTGCAGCTCCAGCACCGTGACCGCCGTGGCGTCGCGGTGCGCGCCAGCGTCGGCCAGCACGGCCCGGTACGCGGCCTGCACTGCCGCAGTCGCGGCAGCCTGCCGTGCCTCACCGGCCGCTACCTCGGCGGGTGTCCGTGGCCGGAACAGGTCCGCCAGCGGGAACGTCACCGCATCGTCCAACAGGGACGACGGCATCATCACGTACCCGCTGAGCTTCTGGATGGTCACCGGCACCTCGCCGGTCACCGCAGGATCCCGAACGTGAAATGCACAATCAACCACCCGAACAGCAACACCACCACCACCGCCAACACCCAATGCTCCGGCGCCCACTGCCCCACCGGCTGGTTCGCGATCACGTCACCGATGCGCCACATCTGCGCCGACAGCGTGTTCTCCGAATGCCCGGACGCGATGGCGTACACCTCGGGCGGCAGGAACAGCACCAGCACGAAGAACCCGACGACGGACAGCCAGTACGCGGACCACGCGTTGTAGGGCACGTAGTCGATCGGCCGCGCCGGCAACACGCCGGTCATTGGGGTATCACCAGGCCGGTGTTGCGCTGCACCTGGATGTGCTCGTAGCAGTGCGGCGCCCCACCCAACATCGTGATCGCCTCACGCACCTCCGGTAGGGACTCGACCGGCTGCCCGGCCTGTTCGGCTGCCTTGCGTTCAGCGATGCACGGCAGACACATCATGCGCTGCGGCCGCTGCTCGGCCAGCGCTTGGGAGAACGTCTTGCGCTGGGAAATGTGGGTCATTACTGATCCTCTCATCTGGCTCGCCTCGGCCGGGTTCTCGCAGTCCCCGTGAAGCCACACCTTGTGCTTGTCAGAAGCCGTTGTGACGTCACAACGTTGCGGGCATTCCCGAGCGGCGTGATTCAGGGGCTCCCCGTTGCGGTCACGGCCGTCGGGAGCAGGCGCGTCGAGGATGCGCCGCGCCACGACCGCGGCTAGGTCCGGGGTGGACGTGTCCACCCCGGGTTCGTCGAGACCAAGGCCGTCGAGCAGGCTCGCCCGGATCTTGTCCAGCGCTTCCCTGTAGATCCGCACGAGGTGTTCGGGTCCGCCCGCCATCACCGGGTCCTCTCCAGTTCGGCCTGCACGAGCAGGATTTTCGCGCGCGTGAGGTGCACGTCCGCCTCTTGGAGCAGGCCACCCACCTTCACTGTGTGCTGGCCGGTGAACTCCAGCAGCGACAGTTCCCACAGGCGTTGCGCTGCCTCGGTGTGGTCGTGCGCGGTCCAGTTTTTCCAGGTGGATGGGTCCTTACTCGGACGCTGAAAACTCACCGACGTTCACCCCGCTCGCGGCGTCGATAGCATGCTGCCACTGCAACAGGAACCTCTCGAACAGGTGCTGCTGGCACGCCGCCCACGCGACACTGTCCTGCACCAGCTCCCGGCTCACCAACTGACGCCAGGAACCCTCACCAGTCTCGTAGGTGACCTCCGCACTGCCGGGCAGGTCGACGCTGTTGATGACCGACCACCACACGTCCAGGACACCCAACGCCTTACGCGGTACCCACAGGAACTCGTACGGTGCCGGTTCGATGAACGACCGCTCGTCCATCGCCAGTTTCAACCGCTGTCCGTCCGGCAGCCGGCGGGTGACCCGGACCATGGAGCGGTTCTCGGTGGACAGGTAGTCGCTACAAAAATCAACCGTGTCGGTGTCCGGGTTGTAGCCGGTGATCACGCGCTCTCCTTCGAGGTCAATTCGGCGAGGATCAACGCGGTCGACACCCGCCACCCGCCACCTACTTTCATGACACGCACCGGAAAAGTACCAGCCGATGCCATCTCGTACGCCGTAGTCCGGCTCAGTCCGAAAACAAGGCCCGCTGTCACCAGGTCGACCACTGCCGGAAACTGCCGAACTTCATCAATGGTGTAGGTAGCAGGTGTCCTCATGCCGGCCAGCATAGCCTACGTACCAAGCAATCCCAGGATTGCCGACTCGTCCACACGCGACTTACCTTCCGCACAAACCAGCGCGCGATCTTCACCCGCCTGCTGGCGCCACGCGCACGCGGAAGGGGGACGTCATGCCAGAGCCGCAGACGTCACCCCCCAATGCAGATGACAACCTCGTCATGGTCGAGGTCTACGGTTTACGCGCCGTCGTCAAGCGCGCCGAGTACGAGCGCTGGGCGTGGGGGCTCGACGTGTCGGCGATCCGACAGGACCTCATGGCCGACCAGTGCGCGATCGCTGTCGCCGATCGACGCTGCTCCCGAGGCGCCACTGAGGACTTCGGTGTTCTGAGACTCTGCTGGCAGCATCATGAGAAGCTCATAGCCGGCTTCAGGCAGGCACTTCGCAAGGACGACGCGCTGCTTGCTGCTGCTCGACAGGTCATAGCGGACAAGGACGCGACCGGTCGCTCGCGGCAGCAAACCGAGCGGGATGTTCGCCTCAAGCAGGACAGCGTCGTCTACTTCGTCGAGCGCGACGGTTTCGTCAAGATCGGCTACTCGTCTGACCTTGTGAAGCGACTCGCTGCTATTGGTCGCGGGAACTCAATGCCAGCCGGAATGTCGGTGGGTCCGGTTCGCCTACTCGCCACGATGCCCGGTGCGCGGCCGAAGGAAGGCTACCTCCACCGCAACTTCGATTACCTACGGCTCGGCGGTAGCGAGTGGTTCCTGCTCGACAACGACCTATGGACCTTCATCACCGGACTGAAGGGATACACGGGCGAACCGCGCATCACTGCTGAATCACTGGTCGGTGCGCGATGACGTTGAGCATCGTGTGGGCGCCCCGCACACCCGGCGCGCCCCCCGGACGTCTCGCCCGCTGGACCCGCGCGCTGGCCAACACCACCAAGACCATCGCCGCCGCCGCCGTCACCCCACACCGCGCCGCGCTCAGCCGCGTCCGCGACATGCCGTTGTCCCTCACCGGGACCGCACTCATCGACTGGGCCAGCTTCCACGTCAACACCGGCGTCGGCCTACTCGCCACCGGCCTGTCCCTGTGGCTCGTCGAACATTTGCTCAGCGACAACGACGACCCGGCATGAAATCCGGGCTGCGCCGGCTGGTCGCCCAAAAAACCCCCGTCCCCCTCGCCCCCGCCGGCAACGGCTCCGGCGCCATGCGCATGTCCCTGGTCGGTGGCACCGCCAACAACGACACCTACCTGCGTGCCTACAGCCGCAACGGCACCGTCTACAGCATCGTCTCCCTGCTCGCCGAAAAAGCGGCCAGTGTCCGGTGGCGGCTGTACAAGAAACAACCCGTCGACGGACGCCGCCGCTACACCACCAGCGACGCCGGCTCCGACCAACGCACCGAAGTCACAGTGCACCCCGCACTGAAGCTGTGGAACAAACCCAACAACTTTTTCACCGGCTTCGAATACCGCGAAGGCTCAAACCAACACTGGGAATTGACCGGCGAAACCTTCTGGATCTGCGACCGCGAAAACGCGCTCGGCATGCCCACCTCCATGTGGTACATCAACCCCGGCCGCATGACACCAGTCCCCGACCCCGAAGAATACTTGATCGGCTGGATCTACACCGGACCCAACGGGGAACAATACCCGATCCCCCTCCGCAATGTGATCCTGGAGAAAAGCCCCGACCCCATCGACGGATACCGGGGTTCCGGGCCGGTCGCACCGATCCTCGCCAACCTGGACGCGCAACGCTACGCCACCGAATACCAGCGGAACCTGTTCGTCAACGGCGCCGACACCGGCGGTGTCCTCTCCTACGACGGCGAGTTGACCGACCCACAGTTCGAGGCGTTGGTGAAGCGGTGGCGGGAGCAACACCAAGGCGTCGCCCGCGCCGGCGCGGTCGGCGTGCTGGAGAACGGCATCACGTGGCAGCCCCGTGGTGTCACGAACAAAGACATGGAATACGGCAACCTCAGGTTGGCGAACCGGGACGAGATCCGGGAAGCGTGGCGCATCCACAAAGCCATGTTGGGCACCACCGATGACGTCAACCGCGCCAACGCCGAAACCGCCGACGAAATCTTCTCCGGTACCCTGCTGATTCCCCGGCTGAACCGGCGCCGGGAAACGGTGAACCACAAGCTGTTGCCGATGTTCGGGGACGACACCGTCGAGTTCGACTATGACTCGCCGATGGTGCTCGACAAGGAGCAGGAAAACGCGGAACTCACCGCGAAAGCGAACGCGTGGGCCACCCTGGTCAACGCCGGCGCGGATCCGCACGACGCGGCCGAAATCGTGGGGCTGCCGGACATGGACATGGTCGAGACCGCGACGCAGGCGCCCGCCCT